TAAAACAGAAGAAGAAGATATTATAGATTTTCAAGAAGAAATCCCGGATATTCAAGAAAATGAAATAGAAGAATATAATGATGGTTCATTTATAGTTGATGATGATGGAACAACTATTAATATTGACGATATATAAAACTTTCAAAACAATACATTAAATCATTTTTTAATGTATTATAAAATTATTATAATATTAATACTCTCGCTTGCTGGAATCGAACCAGCGACCTGTGGATTACCACAACAAACAATTACAGTCCAACGCTCTGCCAACTGAGCTAAAGCGAGTTAATAGCCCTCGCCGAGATTTGAACTCGGGATCTTTTGATTACAAGTCAAACGCCTTACCACTTGGCCACAAGGGCACCACTATATAGTAGTGTAATTTCTTTATATTCTTTTTTAAGAATAATGAAAAATCAATAACATCGATCAAAATATAGAAAAAAAGTAAAAATTTATAATTAACAACATTAATATAAGTATTTGTTTTCTTTTTTATTAATTCTATATATTTGTAAAATTAAAAAAGATATAAATGTACGTCTATATAAAATAACAAAAACAGCTATATGATTGTTTCGAATTCAAAATATAATTGGCCGGCATTTGAGTCGTTATTGAAAAGTGTAGTATTTAAAGGTGGATACAATATACCTGATGAATTATGTTACATTATTATGGATTTTTTACGATGCGAATTGTGTTTTATTGATGAGCCAAATTATAAATGGTATATAAAAGCGACTAAAATGAATAAATTAAATGTTATGAAAGCAATTCCATCTTGGGGTTATGAAATAGAGCATGTAAATGACCTGTTATTTACTGCTTGTCAAAGTGAAAATCACAACAATATTGATTTGGTTAAATACCTTGTAGAGCATGGTGCTGATGTGAATGCTGAAACAAAATACGAGAGAACACCACTTCATATTTCTTGTGGAAGTGGAAATCTCGCTGTAATCAAATATCTTATAGAACAAGGTTCAGATATAGAAGCAAAAGGGAACAGTGATATTACACCGCTTCATATTGTTTGTGGAACTGGAAATCTTGATGTGGTTAAATATCTTATAGAACAAGGTTCTGATATAGAAGCAAAAGATATCGTCAATTATACACCTCTTCATTTTGCATGTGAAAGTAGAAATGTTGATGTAATCAAATATCTAGTTGATCAAGGTTCAGATGTAGAAGTAATAGATTATGACAATAAAACACCTCTTCATTATGCATGTTTATTTGATATCCTTGAAGCAGTTGAATATTTTGTAAAAAAAGGGTTAGATGTAAATGCTATGGGTTGTTATCGTAGTATTACACCTCTTCATCTTGCGTGTGAAAATGGAAATCTTGAAATGGTTAAATTTCTTGTAGATAATGGTTCAGATGTGAATATAACTGATAAATATGGAAGAACACCCCTTCATAATGCACGCGAAAATGGAAACCTTGATGTGGTGAAATATCTTAACGATAAATATAAATGATTTTATTTTGTAATAAGTAAAATAACAAAAATTGAATCATGTATAAATACACTTTCATATAATAAAATATAGCAAATATGAGTGTTTCAAATTCTAAATATAATTGGAAAGCATTTGAGTTGTTATTAAAAAAAGTGGTAGTTAAAGGTGGTTACACATTACCTATTGAAACATGTGATATTATTATGGAGTTTTTACGATGTAAAGTATGTTTTATTAATGAGCCAAATTATAAATGGTATAAAAAGGCAGCTGAAATGAATAAAATATCTGTTATAAAAGCAATCCCATCATGGGATTGTAAAAAAATGCCAGTAAATCAACTATTACATATTGCTTGTGAAAGTGAAACTCATAATAATGTAGATTTAGTCAAATATCTATTAGAAAAAGGAGCAAGTTTGAAACTAAAAGGTGGTACACGAAATGATACCCCTCTTCGTAATGCGTGTTATTATGGAAATATTAACGTAGTAAAATATCTAGTAGAAGAAAAAGGTTTACATGTGAAAACAAAGGGGAATCGTAATAACACACTTCTTGATATTGCATATTCAACTGGAAATGTTGATATGGTCAAATATATTGAAAGCAAAGGAGAGCGTTTGTCTTTACATAATTTGACAGAAAAAGTTATTTATACTCCAAAAATATATAAAAGCCTTGATATGGTGAAATATCTTGTTGAAAAATACCAAGTAAATATGGAAGCAACAAATATATATAATAAAACACCTTTTCATATCGCATGTCAATATGGAACTCTTAATGTGGTTAAATATCTTGTAGAAGAAGGTGTAAATATAGAAGCAAGAAATATATATAATAATACACCTTTTCATATGGCATGTCAAGAAGGAAATCTAGATGTGGTTAAATACCTTGTAGAAGAAAAAGGTTTAAATGTAGAAACAAGAGGTTTTCGTAATTATACACCTCTTCAATTCGCGTATATAAAAGGTTGTTACAAGGTGGTAGAATATCTTGTAGAACAAGGTGCTAATATAACAGCATAATAATGATATACAAATCATATATCATTATCTAAAAATTTTATAATTAATAATATTAAAACGTTTTTTATTTTTTATAATACATGAAAAATTTATAATTCGTTTACATACCTTTGAATACAAATTATCATTGTAAAAATTGAAAGAGATAATAAAAGAAAGTTCATATAATAAAAAGATAGCAAATATGAGTGTTTCAAATTCAAAATATAATTGGAAAGCATTTGAGTTGTTATTAAAAAAAGTGGTATTCAAAGGTGGTTACACATTACCTATTGAAACATGTGATATTATTATGGAGTTTTTACGATGTAAAGTTTGTTTTATTGGTAAACCCAATTATAAATGGTATAAAAAGGCAGCTGAAATGAATAAAATATCTGTTATAAAATCAATCCCATCATGGGGATATGAAATAGAGCGAGTAGATGAACTTTTATTTATTGCTTGCGCGAGTGAAACTCATAATAATATAAATCTAATCAAATATTTAGTAGAAGAAAAAGGAGCAAATATAAATTATATGAAACATATTGGTGTACTTCCTTCATGGGATACGTTGTATACGTGTCTTGAGCTTGCGTGTATAAATGGAAATCTTGATATAGTCAAATATCTTGTAGAGCATGGAGCATATATAAACGGAGATGGTGGTGCACCTCTTCGTTATGTGTGTGAATCTGGAAATGTTGATATGGTCAAATACCTTGTAGATAAAGGTTCAGATATAAACGCAGAAAATAATCATTGTGATACAGCTCTTCATTGTGCGTGTAAAAAAAACAATCTAGATGTGGTTAAATATCTTGTAGAACAAGGTGTAAATATGGAACCAAAAGGTACTGATTTATTTGGTTGTAGAGTTAAAACATCTCTTCATATTGCGTGTGAAGATGGTTATTTTGATATAGTCAAATATCTTGTAAAGCATGGAGCAAATATGGAAGCAAGAGATGATAATAATAAAACACCTCTTCATTTGGCATGTGATTATGGAGATTATTACATAAAATCTTATACTGAAGAAGAAAAATTTGATATAGTCAAATATCTTGTAAAGCATGGAGCAAATATGGAAGCAAGAGATAATGATAATAAAACACCTCTTCATGTTGTGTGTGAAGATGGAAATCTTGATGAAGAAAAAAAACTTGTTGTAGTCAAATATCTTGTAAAGCATGGAGCAAATATGGAAGCAAGAGATAATGATAATAAAACACCTCTTCATATTGTGTGTTGTAAAGAATATGAAGAGAGTGTAATTCTTGATATAGTCAAATGTCTTGTAGAGCATGGAGCAAATATGGAAGCAAAAGATAATGAAGATAATACACCTCTTCATTTGGCATGTGAATATGGAGATCTTGATGTAGTCAAATACCTTGTAGAACAAGGAGCAGATATGGAAGCAAAAGATAATGATAATAAAACACCTCTTCATATTGTGTGTAAATATGGAGATCTTGATGCGGTGAAATATCTTGTAGAACAAGGTGCTAATATAGAAGCAAAAGATAATGGAGATAATACACCAGTTGATATTGCATCTTTAAATAAAGATGAAGATGAAAAAGTAACTGAATATTTTCAGGAAATTGGTGCTTGCTAATATAACAGCATAATAATGATATACGAATCATATATCATTATCTAAAAATTTTATAATTAATAATATTAAAACGTTTTTTATTTCATAAAATTTAATTAACAATCTGTTTGGTTCATAATAAATGGTTGATTATATCTCTTTGTAAATCCAAATTCTTGTAAAGATTGTAAAACATCATCATTATAATATTTATAAAAACGTTCAACATCTCTTGTTAATACATATAATGATAATGCTTTGTCATCAGAAACAATCGAATAATCATAATAATCGTCTATAATAGGTCCTAGTTCAAGGACCCAATAAGGTGCTTCAGGCGTTCCGTCTAATTTAACCGTCAAGTATCCACAACATTCGTCATTTTTATAATACGCATATCCTGTAATTTCATCATAATTACCATTTTCATCATATTGGCTATTTACAACAGAAACTTTACCATCATCTGTTAGATCATATTTTGCCGTGGAACATGTTCCATCACCTTGAAAAAGTTGATTAAATTTATCTTGATAAACTTGATACCACGTTCCAATATATTTGTTTAAATCTAAAGCATCAACGGGGACATATTCTTTAGAAAAAGAAAAGCAAATATAAGTACAAAAAATTAAACAAGTCAACATTATAATACAAAGTAAAAAAATATTTTTATATTATACAAATATCTATATTATTGAATAATGTTATCCCTCGTCACTTAAAAGTAACTCACCATCATCGCTGTCTTCACTATCTTCACTTTCATTATAATCCATATTATCAAGATCTTCATCATCCCAACTACCATCATCACCATTTATTTGAAATGCCATCATTTGCTTGACTAATTCTAAACCATAATCTTCTAAAAATACCTTTGCTCTGAATCTACTTGTATTTGGAAAAGAGTGTATTTGTTCTATAAAACTAGAGAAATCATAATGTCTTAATTCTTCACTCACCATTTTTATACCAATTTTCTTGGTTAATTTAACAGGAGGTTTATTTGGTTTTTTATTAAGAATTTTACTACGACAACAAGGACAAGTATGTTTAGTTTTAAGATGTTCGTGTAGACAAGTAAGACAAAATGTATGTCCGCATTTTGTTGTAGAACGATTCTTCTTTCCCACCATATCCAAACAAATCATACATTTTTCTTTAATCTCTTCCTTTTTTATTTTTTTTTTAGATTCTAATTCTACAACATTATCATCACCATTAATAATTTTAGTTATTTCTTTATTATCTGTATTAGAAGTTTGCATTGTAATATGTTATAAATATGATATACAAGAGTGAATCAATTTTACAAAATACATTTTAGCTTTATTTTTTTCTTTAATTTATATTCATCCTGAAATAGAAATAGTTTAAACGAATAATACTGATTTTCATTCAAATTATCAAATGTAATATATTTGGATAATATATTTAAATCTTCTATATACACCATAAATGAATATGATTTATCGGTTTTCTGCAATTTATCGAACAATACACATTTAAATTCATTATCAAACAATGACGGTTCATTTACACATCTTGTTAATAATTCACAATCACTCTGAACTTTGCGTATAGAACGCATTGATGTATTAATATATTCTATTTTATCTAACCACTGTTTTTTAAATACAAAAGATTTTGATGACAAATGAATACCTATATTTGTTAATATATCTATATGATTTAATAAATCAACTAATCTTCGTATAGGGCTTGTAACATGAACGTAACAATCGCCATCCATCATTTCATGAACGTATTTATTGCCTTCTTCATATGATACATAACTTCCTACTACATTTTTCCAATTCCTAATTAATCTACATGCGTTTTGAGAAATATTTTCTTGATTCATTGTAACTTCCTTATTATTAGTAAACGAAACAGATCTATAAATACCATTTTTATTCTCCAATAAATGTTTACCTACTTCCTTATTCACTTTTACCATCCAATGTGATACTACATCAGTACTATTAATTACATCTTTTGATATAGTTTGTGTAAAATTTAATAATTGAGTGTAAACTATGTTTTTATTTATACGACTGTCTTCATAATCATAATTTTTATGAACTTGTATTAACGCATTATATATTTTCAATTCTCCTACTTGTTTATTATCTATATTAAATACAAACTCAAAACACAATGCTATACGTTTACTTCTTTCTTGTAAAGAACATATTCCATCTGTTAACAAGGTTGGTAACAATGGACGTCTTCTATCTGGTAAATATATAGTTGACACACGGTTTGTAAATGAATCCCATAAATCCAAATAATCTATTATTGGTGCAACATTTGTAATATATACATACACATGTTTGTTTTCACTATTTTCTTCTATATATAAAGCATCATCATAATCACAACTATTTTTAGGGTCCACTGTAATTATCCTTTTATCGGTATGATTTACAGCATCTATTCTTTTTGAAACATTCATTATTATATTTTCATTCTGTGCGATTACTTCTTTCGCATGTTTATTAAAACCGGCTAATGAAATATTAATATTATGACAATACAATTGGTATTCATAAAAATTTTCCAATGAATCTATTTCCCCTATATTATTATTCAATACGCCTATTGGATGTTTATTATTCCATTCCTTGTAATTAAATATTACATATCTATTCTTAAAATTTTTATTAAAATCCATTTTTATCTCATATGGTATTAAAAAATGTGGTAGACGAACATCGTCAGGTATACATTTATATAATAATTTTTTTCCGTGTCTACCATACGTTTTATTCCCTTGAAGTATTAATATTCCTGGTATAGTAACCTGTCTATAATATGATTCTACAATTTTCACATTATTGTCTAGTATTGTAAAATAATCTCGTGTAAACATCTTATGTTCTATCGGTTTTATAGAATTCAATAAATCATTATCTTTTATTGGATTCCCTGTTATTGGATCTATAAAATTCCAATTATTATAATCATGATTATCTATTAATATCTTGTAATTCATTTGATATTTACATATGTAAAGTTATTTCTATATTTATTAATAAAATAAATTGAAAACACAATCTTATATATTATATATTATGCAATTCAAAAAATCAATAACTAGTAAAAATATTGACAAAGCAATATACCTTGTTATAGTTGAATCCCCATCAAAATGTAGCAAAATAGAAACTTATTTAGGTTCCCAATACGCATGTATAGCATCAATGGGTCATATTCGTGAAATTAGTGGATTAAAAAACATTGACACTAAAAATAATTTCAATGTTAAATACAATATTATTGAAAGTAAAGAAGCACATATACATTCAATGAGAAATTGCATATCAAAATTTAATACAAATCGTATTTATATTGCGACAGATGATGATCGTGAAGGTGAAGCGATTGGTTGGCATATATGTGATTTATTTAATTTAAACATTGAAACTACCCATCGTATTATATTTCATGAAATTACAAAGGAAGCAATCATTAAATCAATTGAAAATCCAACAGTATTAAATATGAATATCGTAAATGCTGCTATTTCACGACAGGTTCTTGATTTAATTGTTGGATTTCGCATTTCACCTATATTATGGAAACATTTATATAATGACAAGACAAATGCTTTATCAGCTGGTAGATGTCAAACACCATGTTTAGGATTGGTTTATGATAACTATATGCTTGATAGAAGCAAGGTTGACACAAAATTTAAAATAAAAGGTATTTTTACATCAAGAAATTTAGAATTTACTTTAAACAAAGATTTTAATTCTATCGATGAAATAGACCAATTTATGACATCTAGTAAAGATTTTACATATAAAATGACAAAAGGAAAATCTGGAAACCGTACACAATCACCACCAAAACCATTCAATACATCTCGATTAATACAGCATTGTTGTAACTCAATGAATATAGGTTCCCAATATGTAATGAAATTATGTCAAGAATTATATCAACACGGATATATTACATATATGAGAACAGATAGCACATCATATTCCAGTGAATTCATTAAAAAGTGTAAAGATTATATTATAAACACGTATTCAAATGATTATTTCACTAAAAATGTCAGTTTAATTGAAAATACTAATAAGAAAGATCCGCATGAAGCTATACGTGTTACTAATATTAACAATACACAACTTAATATTCAAACAAAGGATAATAAAATAAAAACCTTGTATAAAATCATTTGGAAAAATACTATTGAAAGTTGTATGAGTGAGTATAAATACAAATATACTGGATATAATATTAACAGTCCGCTTGATAAAATTTATTATGAATATATTCACGAGGTACCATATTTTTTAGGGTGGAAAGTTTTAAATGAAAAGATCGGAAATGACGATTTAACACTGTTCTTAAATCAACAATTGAATAAAACGGAACTACAATATTCCAAAATATACAATGAAATTATAAATTCAAAAGGTATACCATATTACAGTGAAAGTTCGTTAGTCCATAAATTAGAAGAAATTGGTATTGGAAGACCATCTACATTTGCAAGTATAGTAAATACTATTATTGAGAGAAAATATGTTGAAAAAAAAGACATTGAAGGTATTAAATATAATTATAAAATGTTTACATTAACCCCTGACAATATATCGGTTACAAATATTACAAAGACGTTAGGTTCTGAAAAAAATAAATTATTAATTACAAACATCGGTATACTTTGTTATCGTTTCTTAAATAATGTATTCAATTCTTTATTTTCATATAATTATACAGCCGATATGGAAACAGAATTAGATAAAATTAGTGACGGTTCAAATGATAAATGGTATTCTATATGTGATATATGTTATAAAGAAATTAGTTCTATTATTAAAGACAATAAAAATATACAAAAATATTCACACGAGATTGCCGATAATATCTTCGTTGTTTTTGAACGATTTGGACCTTCATTAAAATATGTGAGTGATACCCTAATAGAATATAAAAATATCAAAAAAACTGTTGATTTAAATATAAAAGATTTAGAAAATAATAAATATAGTGTGTCCGATTTATTGGAAACAAAATCAGATAATTTAATTTGTGTTTATAAAAATACACCTGTATATTTACGTAATGGATTATATGGATTTTATTTAGAATGGGGTAATGTTAAAGAGAGTTTAAAAAATTATATAAATGATATTGGTATGATAACTGAAAAAGAAGCAATAAACATTTTAGATGGTAAAACAAAAAACAAAAATATTGTTTTAGAATTAACACCGAATTTATCATTGAGAAAAGGTAAATATGGTGTATATGCTTATCATAAAACAGAACATATGCATAAACCAGTCTTTTATAATATAAAAAAATTAAAGGATGGGTTCGCGAATTATACGAATGATATGTTAATCGATTGGTTATGTGAAACGTATAATATAGATAAAAATACTTTATAAGTATATATAAATGAGTACTACAGATGATTTAATTAATGGTTCATACCAATTTTTTGATATATTGTCATTTGCTTTAATGTTCTCGATTCTATTTTCATTTTTATATGAACTAAATGCCACGACTACAATATTAGTATTATTATTTGCTTTACATTTTATTTTTAATGTTAAGATGTATAAACATGCTAGTTCGTTATTTAAAAATGTAAATGTTTCTATCATTGGTTTATTTGCTTCCTTTATCATATTAACTACCACTATTTTAAGAACATTGGGAATTATGATTTTTACATATGGTTATACAAATGCTGCTTTTAAGTCTTCCATGAACGATAAAAAATTAGAATTTCCCAAGAAACATAAATTACAGGAAAATGAATATAAATTCAGTTATATTGTTTCAACCGTATTAATATTTATTCTATTAATAATGATATTATCCAATTTAAATATATTTTCTGAACCAGTTATTAAATTTATGATTCCATTCAATGTTTTTTCAAGTTTAATAGCTTTACTTGTAAGTTTCGGATTATCCAATATTATAGAATATGAATCCCAATATAAAACAGCAATTTATACATTTATAATAAATATTGGTGGATGGATTTTATATTCATTATCTTCATTTGTTACTGGTTTTGATAACAAGTTTAGTAATTTAATGATTATATTTTTAAGCACAATAACATTATTAATTACTAGTATACACGAATTTATCAATGCATATTACTTTGAAAAATATCATTATAAAATTAAATCTGAACCAAGTGAAAAAGATAATAAAAAAGATGACAATTTTATATCATTTGTTGAACTAATTGTAAATATATTTACATTCCTTATAGCATTTATAGTAATTACATTAATGGGATTATACGCATTTGGAACGGAGTCATCCAAATTTATATATATACTAGGAACATCATTAATTATAACGTCCTTCATATCATATAACTCGTACTTCAAACATTATATTAAAGACAAAATATAATATATAGATTTTTAATAATATATATATTATGAAATATTACAATACTACATTCAAAGAGTATCTAAAACAGAAAGAATGTTACAATATACATAATAGTTATCAAATAGATAGTATTAAAAATATGAATAACATTATAATCTATGGTAAAAATGGTTCCGGAAAGTACAGTCACTCTTTGAATATAATTAAGAAAATTAGTAAAAATAATTTGAGTTACGAAAAAATTCTCACATATAATAATGATAAATATTCATTAAATTACAAAATGAGCGATATTCACTTTGAAATAGATTTTGAATTCCTTGGTTGTAATGCAAAACACTGCTGGAATGAAATATTCAATCAAATTGTTGAAATTATTACACTACGTAGCAATAAATCCGGTATCATCATATGTAAAAATTTCGATAAAATACATATTGAACTAATTGAATTATTTCATAATTTTATGTTTCTGAATAATACTACTAACAAAGATATTATTATTAAATTCATTTTATTAACAAACACAATTAGTTTTATACCATATAATATTTTGGATATTTGTCAAAAAATTTGTTTAAAAACACCAAACAGTAATAAATACAATAAAATAATAGAATCACAAGGAAAAAAACAACATAAAATAAATTACGATAATTTTGAACTTATAAATATAAAAGAAAGTTATTATTTAATAAACACAATTAATAATGATTATTTTAATATAATTAATGATAATATTATACACCAAATAACTACATTTGATACAAGTAGTTATATAAAATTCAGAGAAGCATTATATGATATTTTGATTTATAATTTGGAAATAAATGAATGTATTTATTACATACTTGATTATTTTATATCAAATAAATTAATAACTGGTGATATTTGTCAAAAAATGTTAGAATCAACAAGTAATTATTTAAAATATTATAACAATAATTATAGACCAATTTACCATATAGAAAGGATTTTCTATAACATATTAAGCAGTTATAATGAACAAAACAATAGCATGTAATATATTAGATTTAGATGAAGATAATTTTACTGAAGAAATGATAAAGAAACAATATAGATTAAAGGCATTAAAATATCATCCAGATAAAAATAAAGATCATGATGCTATACAGCGTTTTCAAGAAATAAATGAAGCATATGAATATTTATGTAATAACAATAATTCAAAAATATATATTGATAATGATTATAATACACTATTTACTGATTTCTTCATTAATTTAAATGAATCTTCGTTTATCATAAATATCGTACATAAAATATTACAATTATGCAATACAGACATTAATATATATTTGTCAAGTATTTCCATTTTTGATATTATAAAAATAAAAACGTTGTTAATTCGTTATAAAGACATTCTGTTTGTTAATGACGAGATAATAGATATAATTAACCAATTTATAAATCAAAAGAAGACAAATCTTATTAGTTATTCATTAAATCCTTCCGTTGATGACTTATTAAACGCGAATATATATAATTTAAAAATAGATGAAGATACACATTTTTTGGTACCATTATGGCATTCATATCTCGAATATGATGATAATACTATCATATTATGTAATATAAAAAATGATGATAATACAATTTATATTGATGAATATCGTAATCTACATGTATATCGTGATTATAATATAAATGATATATTTACAAAACAAACTATTGAAGTACAAATCACGGATAAAAAAACATTAAAAATAAATGTAAACAATCTATACCTAAAAAATAAACAAAATATTATATTTCATAATCAAGGTATACCAAAAATTCATGATAAAGATATATTTTCTTTTAAGGATAAAAATGATATTATCATTCATATTACATTACACGTTTCACAATAATGTTGGTTAATAAAAAAAGGTTTCCTTTTTATTAACTTGTTAATGGTTTTATAATCAAACATTCTATTCTACTGGTTTATAATCATTTTTCTGTTGTTTTTACATTTTTCCTTTTCTTTCATTTAAGCTCATGCTTTCTTGCGAACAACCTTCTTTTTTGGTGCTGTTGGTGCCTTTACTGGTGTAGGGGGAGGAGTAGCAGGGCGTTCAGGTTCCACTTCATCATCTGTATCCTCAACTTCCTGTGTTTCCTCATTCGTTTCATCCTCCTCTGATGATTTTGTTAGACCTTGTTGAATTTGTGTCTTTTCATTTTCACTCAAAGTCAACTGACATTTGCCAAATACAGAGACATTACTTGGAGGTTTCACCATACATTGAGTTAATTTCCATGTAAGTCCCCATCCCTTTCCACCAATCCAAATACCAGTACATTGGATAAGATTCTTAACACTGCTTCTGCTTGGTACAAAATCACTTGGAGTCATGTCTTGGTCGTCACAAGGGAATATCTTGTCACCTTCTGTGTTATAGATTTCAACAGCCCATTTGCCACTATAATTAGGGACTTTCAAGCGCATTGTTGGTGATTTGGTAGTATCTGGTTTTCCAGTCACTTTGTCCTTGGGATATTTCAAAAATGGAAAGAATGTGTGCTTGATTACACCTATTTCTAGTGATTCGCCCCACCATAATTCAGAATTAGCCGCAGCATCTTCCATTAATTGTTTTTCAAATCCCTTCATCTTTTCCAAAAAGGTATTCGTATCATCAGTTGCATATTCCCCATTAGGAAAACTCAAAGACATTGTGAATTTTCCATCAGATTCGCCCTTTTCATTCACATAATCACTAATTCCCCAAGTTGTCATCAAAGGGGTTTGAATGTGAAGGCCACGGTTTGTTTGCTTGCTAATGACAGAGATAGATTTACCACCTTTATCATTTACCTTTGGTTGCATATAGCGCACCTCGGTAGGATTCCATTCGTTCACAGAGAGAGTAATAGAAGACATTATTAAATACTTATCATATTATATTTATATTCTATCTCAATCAATTTTTACTTTTAAAATATGAAAATCAATAACATCAACATAAAAAATATTTATGTCTATATATTAAATGATAGACGATTTAAAAATCGGTTATAAAGAGTACCATAATAATAAAAATATATTAGATAATTTAAAAGTCGTAGATTTAAAAAATGTAGCAAAATATAATAAACTTAAGATTAGTGGTAAGAAATCTATTCTTAAGGACAGAATAATTACACATTTTATACAATGTGAAAAAATAATATTAATTCAAAAACAGTTTAGACGACATATTTGTAGATTAAATATATTATTACGTGGACCTGCTTTGTATAATAAAAGTAAATGTATAAATGAAAATGATTTTATTACATTAGAAAAATTAACAGATATAGAATGGTTTAATTTTTATAGCATAAAAGATAATGATAACAATGTCTATGGTTTTTCATTATTATCTTTTTTGATGTATATTAAAAAAAACAATATCGTAAAAAATCCATACAACAGAAATAAATTATCAAATAAGCACATAAATAACGCAATAAAATTATATAAATTAACTAATTGCTTACTAGGAAAAAATATATTTAAATTACAGATATCGATTACTCAAACGAACGATCCTTATGAAACTTATAATATTTCTAGATTTTACTATCGTCCTCGTGTATATTCCCATTTACAATTGACAGCCAATGTTCGCGAATTATATAATAAAATTATATCTATAAGAAGAACAGAATTAAATGCACGAATACAAAACCTTTTTATTGAAATAGACCGTCTCGGTAATTACACACAAGCGTCTTGGTTTACTGGTCTTACTATATTTTGTTATCCAAGATTATATAGATATTTATTTGATATTTGGAATTTTAAAGCAGAATTAGACGCCAATACTAAAACACAAATTTGTTCTATATTTGACCCATTTCAAAATATATTAGAAACGCCCATCTCATTATTTAATAATAATATTGATAATATAACATTACAAAGTCATATTAAATTAATATGTATAACCGTGATGGAAAATTTAATATATACTGGTATAAATGATGAATATTGTAATATTGGAGCACAATACTGCCTAATTGCTTTAACTAAAGTATCACATGGAGCGAGAATAATGCTTCCATGGTTATATGAATGCTACTAAACATTTTCAATAGTTGTTATAAACGAATTTAATACATCATTCTTTATTTTTCAACTTGATAATGCCTGTAAAAATATATTATATAAAATGAATATAAAAAGAATACATAATATAGTGTATAAGATGGTAAGAACTGCCAAAACCCCCGCTGCTGATGTGCCTAAAACTCCCCGCGCTAAAAAAGAGACCAAGGTCGAAGAACCCGTTGTCGAAGTTGCTGCTGAACCAACAACCGCTCCTGAAGAAGACAACTCATATGGTGCCAAGATGAGTGAATTCAATGCCAAACTTCAACAACTAGCAAGTATCTTCACATCTCTCAAATCAGATTTTAAGACTCTACAAAAGACTGTTGAACGTGATATGAAAGCTGCTGTCAAAGCCGCTGGTGCCCGCAAGAAGCGTGATATGAGTGATCGTCCCAAATCTGGCTTCGTCAAGCCCACTCGTATCAGTGATGAACTCGCTAAATTCTTAAATAAAGAAGTTGGAACTGAAATGGCTCGCACTGAAGTAAGCAAGGAAATCAATCAATATGTTGTCGCACACAACCTTCGTGACAAGAAGAATGGACGTATCATTCTTCCTGATGCCAAACTTTCCAAACTTCTCAAGGTTGGAAAGACCGATGAAGTTACTTACTTCAACCTTCAACGCTACCTAAAGCCTCATTTTATCAAAGCTGAAGCCTCCGCGTAATTTTGTTAATATTTTAATAACATAATATTGTATATTTAATAGAATATTATGGAAGAATCCGTGATTAAAGAATATAATAAAATGTATCATCCATACATATGTATAATGACACCTTGTTACAATGGAATGTGTCACGTACCATTCGTTAATTCTCTAATGCAAACTATTAAAATTTTAGAAAAATATGATATAAATTATCATTGTGAATTTTTAACAGATGACAGTTTAATTCCAAAAGCACGTAATAATCTATTAGCAAAATGCTTTTCTATGAAACATGTTACACACTTTCTGTATATTGACGCCGATATTTGTTGGTCTCCTGTTAAT